TACCGACGGCTGCCCAAGTCATAGTTTTTCTCCCTCAATCCCAACCAAGTCATTGACAGACGCTATCAAGCCTAAATCACCATAATTTGGGGCTATAACTTCATCTTCAATTTTGTCTAAATTCTCTTCGCCCACATAGGCAGTTAAATGTATAGTTGTCCAAATAGTATCTTCATGGGCATATACGGCTCTTTTTAGTCCAACTTCAGATACAAATGTACAAGGTCCTTCTAATTCTTTTTTGCCAAACTCGGTAAACACCGTAACTTTTCCCTTAGAGATAATATTAAGGTGCTGGTGCTTATGTATTTTACCTATAACTAAACTGCCTTTGCGTAAAAGTATCTCTCTTGCATAAGTGCAACATCCGTACTTTTCATCTACTGGAGAGAAGTAATGTTTTAAAGGGCTATCGTCTGGCACTATTTCTCCTGACGCAATTCCATCTTTAAGACCCTGCTCAACAGCTAAAACGTCCTGCCTAAACTTTACTTTTTCAACACTGTTTTGGATAGCTGTTGTCATACAGTCACCGTTACCGTCCCCACACTAGCTGTGGCTGATACTCCAAACACATAAGAAATATAGGGTACAACAATCTTTAAGTCTTCGCCAACTTGAAATACAGTCCCGTCTGGCAAATTGTACCCTGATGTTGGTAAATTTAATAGCCGTAAGCCGTCTAGTTGCAGGGCGGCATTGGAGTCACTTTGAGCAAAATAAAGTCTTAATGCACCGATCAACTGAGACATATGTTGCTGATCGTATTCTGTTGGGGCCAGGGGTAGTGCTGGTGCCCGAAAGCGTTGCATCCCCATTATCTTTGCCCGTCTGGTCTGCCGTCTAAACGAGGGCTACCTAACTGCCACTGAACACCTAATTCGGTAGATTCAATCTCAATTGCCATCTGACGTGCTCTTGCCCGCATGAAGATCTGGTCGGTAAAAATGTCTACCGAAGTCTCAATAACTTGCTGGGAATCTACGTTGGAATAGGCGCTGCCAGGAAAGTTGCGGGGTTTAATGTACATAGTAACCGCAGGTAAATCGGCAGTTGACCCAGCAAAGTTAAGGTCAGGGATAATCCGCTTGGTTAAAATGAACTGGTCCCCATCTGCAAGATCAGAGTCTGACGATGCTATATAAGATGTCATTGGTAGAATGTTGTCATCTACACCTTGCTCATGGTTATAAATAACGCTATTGCCAGTCATTGCTGTCTGTACTACAAGCTGAGAGATATTAACGGTATACGTACCTACGCCGCCTGTGCCTGTACCTAAAGCGGTAATCTTAGTACCTACGGCTACGCCCGTACCCTCAATAACATCTCCAACTTCCAAAATACCAGAAGAAATAGCCGATACGTTTAAGGTTGTGCCGCCAGACATAGCACCTGTAAAGTAAGTTCCCGCCAAAGCCTGAGGGTATTCCCTTAGTGACGAATCTGACCATGCTGTACGGTCAATCGTGCCGTAGTACCAGATTCTTTCTAGGTGGTTATAGATGACATAGGCATTATTGACCTGGCTGTCTGCCGTTGGATAGAACCACCAGATCTCATTCCAACCTTCGTTTGTGCCAGAAATAATCTGTTCGGCTTGATTGTAATTTAAGTTCTGGAACACATGATTTCTTATGCTGCAAGGCAATGTTTCTACCCGTCCGCCATAGGCGTAAAACTTATCATGCCCAAACCAGTACGCTGTATTGTTAACTGTAACTACTGAGCGAGCGCTAAGAATGGATATGTTATCTGCCAGCTCTTGCAGTCCAAATACGTCCGTAGTACCTAAATACTGCAAAGAATTAAGCGTTCCTTCAGTAAATACAAGGATCTCTTGGCGTGTTGCTATAGCCGCAACAATTGCAGAACCACGGGAAACCCGCAAAAATCCTGCTGAATTGGTTACTAATGGTGTCCAGACGTTAGGCTGATCTTGAGTAGCCCAACGGATTAATAAAGGGTCAAATGCGCCACCACCAAAAGGAGTAGCACCAAAACAGATTAAATGCTTGTCGTTCTGAGATACTAAAACTTGCATAGCTTGGGTTGGTACGTCCGCAGGGGCTACTCCGCTAATAGTTGTAGTTGCCAAAGGGGTGGCTCTAGTTGCCAGTCCGCCCGCATATTGCCAGTAGTAAATAGTACCCTCACGGATATTGGCTACCATGTCGTTATCAAAGTTCTGTATGAACCAATCTCGTTGTGGAACTACTATAGGTGTAGCACTTCCAGACCCCCAAGCACCGCGGCTCCATGTACCTGCCCCCCAGCCGTACCCATAAGAAGCATTGTCGTTTCCTACGCTAATCTGAAACTCGGCTGTAATCCCTGTGCCACCACCAGAGGTTGAAGATGTGGCTGCTGTAGCAGCGGTAATGGTAAAGGTGTTTGCCGTAACCCGATCGACTATAAACTCAGTATTAAGGCTTGGCGCTGTAATACCACCAACTGCTACTGCACCAGAAAAGATCACATAATCCCCGTCCGATGCCCCGTGAGACGTAATCGTTACAGTAACGGTTTTAGACCCATTGACCGTGGTAAAGCAGTTATTAGTGGTTGGGTTAATAAAGGTTTGGCGAATTGGGGTAATGTCGTATAAAGTTTGACCTGCCTCAATGTATAGTTTCTTAGACGTTCCAAGAGCTAGATAGTTATCCGAAGCTGTAGTAATCCAGTTAAATACTTGCCTACAAATACCTACAATAGAAACTGTTCCATAACGTAACCAACCGCCCATTTTTTGGGGGAAACCAGAACGAAACCGTACCTTATCGCACTCAAACCAACCACCCTCATTGGAGTAATTAGTTTGGTCTTTGTTTAAACCTGGACGGAACTGTAGTTTCTGTAATGGCACAGGGTTTACCCTAACATTTTAAGTGCTTTGTCTTTTACTTCGGCAACACGCCTAGACCAGCCTTTACCGAATGTTTCAAAGGTCTTAAGTGATTGTAAAAAATCTAGACGTTTAGCGCAATACAGTTCTATTAGTCTGGTCGGGTCTTCTTCCGCTTTCTTTACGGCAGCCAAAGTAGCAGGCCCAAAACCGCCATCAGCAGTAACATCGACACAGCTCTGCAGAAACTTAATAGCCCGCCCCGGTCCTGAATTAACAGCAACGTCAAAAACACAGTAGTCAACACCAGCCACAAGATCATCAGCTCGGACAGCATCCCAGTATTTCCTTTTGTATAAAGGCTTTACCATTAAAGGGGTAAGTGCCCGCATTTCTTTTTCAGTTACAGGACGACCCATCCACTCTTCCCAAACATACTTAGTAACACCAAGGTTAGTCATGCCGCCGGGGTCTTTTGGGTGGTTAACAAAGCCGCCCTCATGGGCAAGTAATAACTCTATGCACTCGTCAAAATTACTTTGCATCTTGTTTTTCTTTCGCTCTCATATCCATAATCTTCTCCAGCGTACGCCCGCCGAAATAGAACGACATAATCAGCATACCCCACTGACCTAGTAGTTCTACGTAGGCTTTGTTGGTGTCTAAGTTAAATGCCGACATCATGGCAAATACAAAATAACCGCCAAGAATAAAGATTAAAGTCATAGGGCGGATGTTTTTAGACAACCAGCTGTCGCTGTTCATGTCGGCTTGAAGCCGTGCAGTCAGTTCGTGTTGCTCCGCAGCATCGGCATTAATTTTAGCCAGCTCACCGTTTTGTTGCATCTCCAGCAGCTTGAGCTTAGCCTGTTCAGCCTGTGCTGGGTCAGGGAAAATCTTGTCTAGTATCTTGCCGCCAATATCAAGTAGTGCGCCTAGTGGAAACATTAAAAAGCTCCTAAAATAAACTTAAGCCACAGGGTCACAATCAACGCCGCAACAAAACAATAGAATTGCACCCGCCTTACTGCCTTTAAATCATGCTGGAACTCTTCGTTATTCTTGCGTTCCATGTTCTCTATATCCAACTTAATCTTAAGCAATGCGTCCCATTCTTTGGCACCGTACTGCTTTACAAACTTAATCTTTAAATCAGCCTCCTCATCGGAGATCTGCTTCTT